CTTATCATATTTGTTAGATCCCATAGCCCATTCTACTGCATTTATATATTCATCAGGTATTCTTCCAGCTTCCATTTCTTTATTTAGAAATCTCCGCAGTTCTTTATCTGCTAGCATTCGTTCATCCCCATAGGCTAAAGAATGTATTGCGGTTCCTAAATCTTGATCGTCTAATGTTTTAAGGCCGTATACATTAGGTCTTTTGATATTTTTACCATCAGCATCTTTTTGTTGAGTATATCCTGCCGTGTAATATATACTTCCAATCGTATATATGCCAGCAGCTTGATATCGATCTTTGGCTGCTCCTAGTACATCATATCTTGCCTTCATTTTGTTATTAATAAACTTTGAATCTACTGTATTTCCATCCACATCTGCCGCAACTCCTTTGCTCTGGTAACTATACTTTTGGCCGTTAATTTCTTTATAATACCGGCCGTAGTTGGTTTCTTTTTGTGGATCTACTTGAAATCCACTTAATCTCATCCAATCATCTCTAGTAAAAATTACTGATTTCTGTGGGTCTTTGGATGCAACAGAAGCCGAATAATTAACTAGTTGATAATCTTTATCAAATACAAATACTAGATTTAGCCTGGGATCTACAAGAAAAAATCCTAACCCTTGATTAGCGTTTCTTAGTTGTATATATAGCAATTCATCTGCAATTCGTTTTGACCCCAAATTTTTTGGTATATTGAATCGCTCAATTGCTTTTTTCGCTTCGTCATCAGATAATTTATCTGCAGTCCATGTATTTGCACCCATTGTTTTTGCTCCTGTTCTATATAACCGCCTATACGCTGCTACCAAAGAATTCCAATTTTTAGGTACCTTTTTATATTCGTTGTATTTTATTAACAATGTTTTATCACCAACAATCGTGTTAAGTGCGTTTAATATAGTTGTATTATCATGTTTACCGGTGGGAGCTAGATCTAGTTTAGCTGCAATAGCTGGATACTCAGTGTTAACAAATATTCGAAAATGATTTCCTTGTTCTCGATTACTAAACGGACTTTTTGTAATTTTTCCACCAGAATTACCGGCAAATCGTTGCTTCTTAGTCATTCCACCGCTTTTACGCGCGAGTGCCCCGGGGCCGGTGTTGCCAGCTGGTGGCCCGGTAGTTGTTGTGTTAGCGCCGGTTGACTTTTCGATCGTGGATAACTTGTTTCTAGTGGCTGGACCAACGACACCATCATCATCAAGATTCACTTTGCGTTGCCATTGTTTCACTGCAGCAGCAGTTGCTGATCCAAATATTCCATCATCTGCTGGGCGACCGCTTTGTTGTTTCTTATCTAGATATCCAGCTGCTATCAATAATTGCTGCAATTCTTTAACTTGATCGCCACGTGATCCAATTCGTAAAGTTTTGGTAATTTTTTCTAATAATATGGTTTTTAATCGTATCATGTTACACCTATATTTATTATAAATATCCAATCAATTAAAAACCAACAATATTAGGATATATGCAAAATATTTCTTATTATATTAATATAATTAAAGAGTTAAACAATTAAAGTTATGATTAGATTTGGTTACGCCTGTAACAATATGACCCTAGGCAAAGAAAATATTCGTACGGGTCGAACAATGATTCAACGTAAATTTATCGAAGGTGGTATGCAGTTAGCATCTGACCGTAGTTTGCTTAACGCAAAAGATCTGCTTCCTATTCTGAAATGGAATGTAGCAAACGGTATTCACCTGTTTCGTATTGGTAGTGAAATGTTTCCTCGCTGGAATCATTATGAGATCAAAGATTTACCTGATTATGATGAAATTTGTCAAGTATTGCAAGAAGCCGGTGATTATGCTCGAGCTAATAATATTCGATTAACTACGCATCCAGGTCCATTTCATATACTCGGTAGTCCAGATCCTGTAGTTGTAGAAAATAGTATTGTTGGCTTAGAACGACATTCTGAGATGTTTGATATGCTTGGTTATGCTCCTAGTTATGACAACAAGATCAATATTCATATAGGTGCTACATACAATGATAAGCCGGCTACTATTGCACGTTGGATCGAGAACTATTATCGCCTATCCGAATCGTGCCGAGCTCGATTGGTTATTGAGAATGACGACAAGGCTTCTATGTATTCTGTTCGCGAACTATATCAGATGGTGCATAGTGTTACCGATATTCCTATTACTTTTGACTATTGGCATCATACTTTCAATACTGGTGACTTAACTGAAGAAGAAGCATTCTTTATGGCTCGAGACACTTGGCAGAAGCATGGTGTTACTCAATGCACTCATTACTCCGAGTCTCGTAGACGTGAGCAGCAACGCCTTATTGAAGGTATTTGTGAAAAGCATAATATTGCTTGGGATGATTTGCCTAAATGGCCGACATTTGCCAAGGCATACAAAGAGTTCAGTAAGATTCGCGAGCAGGCGCATGCAGATTATATTTTGACTACTCCTAATACTTATGGTGTAGATGCCGTAGACATTGTTGTTGAAGCTAAGGCAAAAGAATTAGCTCTACAAAATATCAATGTGCAGTGTTGTCAAACACCACTAATCTTAGACTAACATATTTATATTAAATAGTATTAATTAATTAAAAGGTCACAAATGCCACAATTTCGTTACAAAGCAAAACTAACTGATGACATCGAAGATGCAAAAGAGATAGTTAGAACAACAGGTAAAATGTTAATGGAAGGTAAAATTGATAAAAGATCAGCAATTGATAATTTATCAAAAGCTTTCCGGAAACTAGAATCTGCAAAATATTATATCGATCGAGAATAAATGAAATGGATATTTCCATATACTGTATTGTTAGCTTCATTAGGGTTAGCCGGGACTGCTGCTTATTATAGTGTATTTGGACTAAGTAAATTGTTTTCATCTCAGGCAACTGCAGTTATTGTTATGGCTTCAATATTAGAAGCTTCTAAATTAATAACTGCATCATATTTGCATCGACAATGGAAAGCAACCACGTTTCTATTAAAAACATATCTAGTAACTGCAGTCTTTATATTAATGTGTATAACATCATTAGGTATATATGGATTCTTAGTTTCTGCATATCAAGAAACAGCATATGAACTTCAGAATCAAGAATCTGAAATTGCAGTTTTACAATTAAAGAAAGAACGTTACCAGACACTTAGTAATGACATTAGAACCGAGAAGGAATCTTTAAACAAAAATATTACAGATTTGACATCGGGACTTTCAAACAATGTTATACAATATACTAATGCAGAAGGCCAAGTTATCACAACAACCTCTTCAGCTACCCGTAAAGCACTGCAATCAGAATTAGATAGAACAATATCCAGGCGAGATACTTTATATAGTCAAGAAATTATATATTCGGACTCCGTTGGTAACCTAGATCAGCAAATATTAAGAATACAAACAGAATCTGAAGTTTCTGCGGAAGTTGGGCCTATTAAATATGTAGCACAACAAGTAAACCAATCTGTTGACACTGTTGTTAATTGGTTTATACTTCTTTTTATATTTGTATTTGATCCGTTAGCTGTAATGTTATTGATATCAGCAAATCGTTTAATTCAATCTAAACGTAAGCCTATTATTGAAGAAGAGTGGGATGAAGATCATGCACATGGCATGGCTTTAAATGATATGGATGATAATTTTACAGATGATGTACAAGATGATATATTTGCGGATGCTGATACGTATGATGCATATGTTGATAGACATGAGCCAACACCAGAATCTGATATCTACAATGAAGAACCTCCAGTTTCAAAAGAAAAACCAAAACGAGTTATAATAAGATCAGAAATAAAATGAAAAAATTAAAAGTTACAAAAAAGAATTCAGGATACAAAAAACTACAATGTAAATATTGTGATCGTATTGTCGAACGGGTCAATCAAGATGCAGTTAAAGTTACATGTTGGAAATGCACTAGTGATGCTGTTAATGGAAGATTATTGGATTTACGAAAATAATTTAATATAATAATATTATGTTAGAAGCAGAAAAGATAAATCAGAATTGGGAAATGTATCGATCTAAAGTCAATGACTTGTTCCCTACAAGAAAAGATCAATTAAATAAAATGTATGATGACTTCGAAGATCGAATCGCGATGATGCCGGCATCTTCAATGGCTCATTTCCACAACGCATTCGCAGGAGGGTATATCGACCACGTACTGCGAGTAATGGAATGCACAGAGACATTATATAATACATGGGAATCATCAGGTGCTGATATGTCAGGTTATACTAAAGAAGAATTAATGTTTGCAGCAATGCATCATGATTTAGGTAAAGTAGGATTTCCAGGAGATGGTAATGAAGTTTACCAAATAGAAACATCAGATTGGCACCGAAAGAATATGGGTAGACTATATAAGCATAATGAAAATATTCCTTTCACGATGGTTCCGGATCTATCTATTTGGTTGTTACAAAAATATGAAGTTTCAATGTCTTGGAATGAATATCAAGCTATTAAGATTCATGATGGAATGTATGATGATTCAAATAAACCATACTTTGTAGCAAGATCAGAAAAAGCTAAATTGAAAACCAATATGGCAATTATTTTGCATCATGGTGATCATATGGCAGCACAGATAGAATATGAGCGATGGCGAAATCATAAAGCAGGAACACCTAATCCTATTTCATCAAAGAGTAAAGCTACTAAGAGTACTGCAATGAAAAATTTAGCAGAAAACAATCCCAATATTGGCAACTCTATTGCGGATATATTTAAAGATATGTCATGATTATAACATTTGGAATAACAGCCGGAATATTTTTCGGATTAACAGTATATTTTGCTTATAGAGCATTTGTATTAGCAGGAGTTTTAGCAGATCAAGAAGATTATTATGATAAGGTTAGTCAAACTAACCAATACATGTTCATGAGAATAAAACAATCTTATCAAGCAATGCAAAATATTGATAGATTGGGTGCGTTTGAAAAGGACGACGAGTCAGGAACTACCTTTGACTTATTAAAAGAAGTAATAGAAGAATTAAAAGAAGAATTCGATGCCGAGGAAAAGAAAGAAAAGTAATAATTATTATACAAAGATTCAAGACGTAGCAATATGTGCTTATAATAAGTCAGAGAATCCAGCTCAACGAGAAAAGATATATAGACGATTTATATATCCACCATTCATGAAGCTTACAGAAAATTTAATTAATAAAATGAAACCTACTTATATTTTAAATAAGTGTTCATTTCAAGATTTACAAACTGATCTAGTTACATATTTAACTGCAAGATTAGATAAATTTAAACCAAACGCTGGTAAGTCATATTCATATTATACTCGAACATCATTTAATTATCTTATTGCTGAAAATCAAAAAGCATATGTAAAAGTAAAACAAGATAGAGAGCCTATTGATTTAGATGAGCAAAGAAATATTCCAACAGAAATACATAACACCGATATGCAAGAAATTATAAAGTATTTCATGGATGAGTTTGTTGAATATTGTTATGACAATTTAAATTACATATTTTCAAATCCAACTGATATACACGTAGCAGATTCGGTATTACATTTATTTGAACAAAGAATTAATATTGAAGACTTTAATAAAAAAGCTCTTTATATCTTTATCAGAGAAAGAACCGGACTTCCAACCACAAACGTAACCAGAGTCGTAAAAACATTAAAAAACCTATACGAAACAAAATTTCGTGAGTATGCTAATAATGAGTTCATGAATTTGCCTTTTTAATATTTATTATTAAAGGACATGTATGGATCGAAATGATGAAATATTCAAAGGAACCAGTTTTGCTGACCTTATGCATGATGTTTATCATAATTCCAAAAAGAAGGATAGGCAGATAAATCAACTCATATCTCAGTTACAACCACTAATAAAAAATGCATCAGATGCTACTATTATAGTACCACTCATTAAAGAGTATCTAGACGTAGCAGTTAAGAATGATGATCATCTAGTTAAATTAACCGCAATTGTACAGCGGTATATATCAACTACACAAACAATTACTGGTGCTGATTCTTTGCTTTCAGATGAAGAAAAGCAGCAATTGATTACTATAGCACAATCAACATTAACTCATGAACTAGAAGATGAGATGGAAAAAATTGAAGAAGAAGATCGTGAAATAAAACAAAAGATTGCTGAGGTAAAATCTAAATTAAAGGATAGTAATGCCAAATCATGATGGTTTATTTGATACGGTAATATATGTAGCCGAAGTCAAGCAAAAGACTAGTCCTGGTAATACATATAAAAGAAATAGTGATGTACTGTATCCTGCAGGTAAACGTATGACTATTAATCAGGAAACTGGTGCACAAGAGAAAACAAGAATATCTAGTGCCGATATGTTGTTTGGTATTGATGTGCAATACACGTTGAATGGTCGTTTAAAGTTTATAGAAAACGTAAAACCAATTAATTCTAACATCAAACAAATACCAATACCAGGAGAGTCAGTTTTAATATTTCAATCGTTAAGTCATGAATCTACATTAGAAGAATCATATCCACAATGGTATTACATGTTACCAATGGCGTTGAGTTCGAATACTAATAGTAATATATTACCGACTGTTGGTGAATTAGAATTTGATACTGAATTTGAAGAATCTAAAGTATCGCCTTTACAACCATATCGTGGTGATTTTATGCTCGAAGGAAGATATGGTAATAGTATACGATTTGGTAGCACTATAGATTTTAAAAATAATTATTCTGAACCAGGTAATTGGCGTGGTAATAATATTGGTGATCCTATACTTATTTTGTCTAATGGAAGAAAATACAAAGAAGACAAAGACTTTGTTACTGAAGATATTAATACTGATCAATCTTCTTTATATTTAACAAGCACACAAAAACTACCATTAGTACTAGGAAACAAAGATCAACCTAATTCACTAACAGGGTGTATAACTACAAGCGGTAATGAAACTAATTACGTTGGATCGCAATTATTAGGTGTGTCTGATCGTGTTATATTAAAAGCTCGAAAAGACTTAGCAGTTATCGATTCACCGTTAGGTATAATTTTAAATTCTACCGGAGCAATAAAATTAGGAAGCGAAGAAGCTTCAGAAAGTATGGTTCATGGAGAAGTATTATTAGAAGTTTTACAAAGTATAATAAATCAATTAAACACCATGGTGCAATGTGGTTCATCTACTGGTACATTTATAAATCTTTCATATGTTAACAAAGCACAGAAACAGTTACAAGACTTATTAAGTTCAAAATATAAAATGGAATTTAAACCAAATAAATAGGATTATATTATGTCAATCATACCACCACT